CGCTTAAAGTCTTGGCATCAAAACAATGGACATGTGAGATATTCAGTGCTGACGCTGCTTCATAACTTTTAACCTCTTTCCCACCATGAGCAATCAACCATTCAGCAATATCATTCTTTTCCATTAAATCATAAGACTCTACGATTTTTAAATGCTCTGAGAAATTCAATGCCACTGTTCTTTCTGTATTTTCAATCCCATCAGCAATGACTTTCACTTGATGGTTTTTCAGCATCGGATACCATTGCACACCAGCAGTTGCCGTCGGTTTAAACGAGGCAGTATGAGTTGCACCACGAACATGTGTGAGTATCGGTAATTGAGATGCTGAATAAGCGAGCTGTCTTGTTCGGCACGTAACACCTATTAAATTGGCATTATTGATTTGAACAATTACCCATTCATTATTCCCATCTGTCCAAACACTGCCAACATCTACCGTTGTTTTATCATGACCAACCACCGTGAGGTTTGAACGTGAATAACCATGATTGGCACCTATGGTTGCACCCATCATGCGTACAGGTGCAACATCATCACCCATTAAGCGAACTTGTGTTTTTTGATATGCATCGGTCACGAAGTTAAAGATCTCTCGCCCTGCATAATTCAAATCACGATAAACACGTACTGAAAAATCTAATTCACCATTGGAAATCGTGCCATCACCATTATTCAAAATCAGCGTAGAGGACTGAGTGGGTGCCAATGCTTTTAATTCATCAATTTGTGCAGCTAAATGCTCAACATTCTGTTCAATCTTTTGATCCAGCTCATTGAAGCTTTCATTTAAGCCGTAGACCTTTTCAGGATCAATTAATATTCCACTTCGCCCATAAGGACGATATTCAGTTGCTTGGCTTCCCTTTTCAAATTGAACATTGGACCATCCTTTTGCTGATGCAGACTCCAAGGCAATCACGGCAAATTTTGCACCTACAGGTGCAGTAACAGTAAGCGGTAAAGTGGTCGTATTGTCATAGAGCAAGGCGGGTGATGCACTCATCTGATTGCTGGCAAAGAATGAAATGCCTTGTCGAGCTCTTTGCCCACTTAAGGTATAGGGCTGAGCTTCTTCAACGGGAATAAAATGAGAGACCAGCCAGCCATTGCCTTTGGATAGCCCACCATTCGCAGTACTTAAAAAATAATCTTGAATTAAATCATCCTGGTTAAAGATATTTCTTGATCCAACATCAATTTCATAATCCTTTTCTAGTTTCTCAGCCAACTCTGAAACATCAGTTTGAAGCTTTTCAGAAAGTACGGATATGCCTGTATCTATCTTTTCATTCAAGTGATTGAGGTTTTCATTTAAACCATGGACTTTTTCAGGATCAAGTAACTTAGCACCTTGACCATAGGGCACGTACGCTGTTGCTTCAGCACCTTCTTCAATTTGAATATTCGACCAACCCTTAGCCGATGCTGACTCCAAGGCAATCACCATATATTTGGCATTTTCTGGTGCTGTAACCGTCAGTGGCAAAGTATTGGTATTGTCATAAAGTAATGCTGGATTGACCGTAATTTCATTCGTCTCAAAAAATGAAAGCCCTTGTCTCGCACGTGTACCGCTGAGCGTATATTGTTGCCCTGCTTGAACTGCAATAAATCCTGAAACAACCCAACCATTCGATTTTGATAAACCACCCGTAGCTGTACTTAAAAAGTATCCATTGATGATCTCTGCCTCATTAAAAAGATTTCTTGAACCAACATCTATTTCATAATCTTTTTGTAATAAGGGCTCAACCAGTTTGGGAAGATCTTGTGCTTCAATTTTAGGGGCGAGTTCTCTTTCTAATTGTTCATTTTTAACCAGATCTTCAGGTAAAAAATCATGCTTCAATATTTCAGATACAACACCATAAGCTTCATATGCTGTGGCACTATCATTCAGCTCAACTTGAAGTTCATCAGGTTCAGGAACAGTTTCGGATTGCACATTAAAAACAAGCCAATGCCCATCATCAGGAATGCTAAATGTATATGGGTTGACTTGTGACGTCACCACAAGTACAGGGGTCGTTTGATCTTCAGCATATACGGCAAATACTGCTGGACGAGTTTGTGACGCTTTACAACTGATCGTATAGGTTTGGCCAGCACTGACTTTTAGATATTCTGAATGTTTGGCCGTTTCTATTGAAACAATAGTCCCAACACCATTAATTCGTTTGTTGTGTACAACTGCTGCTGGATTATATAAATTCTTGCTATAGCCTTTATTGAGTAATCGATCTTCGATTTCTTGTAAGGCTAAATCTTTTTCGCTTAAGCCTAGATCTTTCCACTTTTCGGCCCCACCCACATAACGATAGACTTTATGGCTATCCCAAGCTTTTGCAATAAAACCAACAGTCGTTGGGGTAAATGCCTTGAGTTCTACTTCAGTATCAAAGGTGGCATCATATTCTTTAGCATCGATGACACGTTGATCTACATATTGATGATCTGCTTTAAAACTCAATTGCTGCATCACATCATCTTCAGATAAAACACTCAATCTTTGGCGTGCAGATAATGCCGTTAAGTGTGTGCCATCACCCAAGAATCCATAGACTTCTTCAATATTTTGTTGAGTTGAGTGAAATGCATTTCTCAGTTTATCCCCAGTTCCATCATTGGCAATTGCACCAATATTCAGTATTTTTCTTGCCATTATTCTTTCTCTCATAAAAAAAGCATCCAATTGGATGCGATGACTTCGATTTAATATTTAAAAATGATTTAAAGAGTTATACCCTCTACCCAATCAGACCATGCACCTACATTTCCACTGCGATCGATCAATCGCCCTCGATATAGCTGAGTTAAATTAGCGTCTAAACCTTGCACAGTATGGGTTGTTGTCGGATAAGCAAATAATCCAAGTTGTTTAACATTTGACAGACCATCTGATGAAACCTGTATTTCCGTATAGGCTGTATCAGTTGCTCCAACTAAAGGAAATCCCCAATCAATTTGCATGCCAAATAACACACCAGTTGCTCTGATGAATAGCAATTTAGGTGGTAAACCCTGCTTATTTGATAAAGGTGTAAGTTGAGAGTAGGTCGGTAATGATGCTGAATCAAAGGCATTGATTGCAGTGACTCTCGCTTGATACTGACCGGCATAAATGCCTTGCACCTCCACAGAGTTTGAACCTGTAATCGGTAATTTAATCCAAGACCCATCATCTTTACGCCATTCAACTTGATACTTCGTTGCCCCTATGACTTGATCCCATGCAATATTCATCACAGCAATCGATAATCCTTGATTGGTAAAGCTACTCATACTGAGCATCACTTGTTCAACAGGCGCTTGAACGCTTGGATTGAGCATCATAATCGGACGATCTTGAATAAAAGCACTGTAGTCAATCGCATCATACTTGGCTTCCTCATATTGCAGTGCAGTAATGGTAAATTGATGAGCTTCATTTTGAGCAATACTCATGACACGAAACTTCATGGTTTTTAAATCTTGAGCATCAATGACCCATATATGCTGAACCGCAACAGAATCAAAAGCTGAAACAACAGTCACCTCACGACCATGAATGGATTCAACGATTCGTGCTTGTGCTTGACCATCTTCAGCATTCACAATCAAGCGATCTCCTGGTCGGCAAATCACATCATCTCGATCTAAAGTTATGGTTTTTTGATTTTTCGATACTGCAGCAATACGTCCACCATTTGCACGACCAGCAAATAATTCATCTGCCACTTCAATCACTTTCCCCGGTTGAGGAAGATAACCATCTAGTCCCACTTTAAAAGTTACTGTTCTGGTTTCATATTGTTCAGACTTTAAAGCCCAATGACCTGCTCGTTGTGCTTGTCCTTCACTGGTACAGCCCCAAGCATCAATCTCTACAATCCGAACCCCTAATTGAGAAATTGCCTCTTCATCTCTGACATAGACATATTCAGTTTTATAGTGGTTCTGAGGATTATCCCATGCAACTTTGGCAACGGTATGCCGATCTCGCGCTCGAGTTCCTGTGTATTCAAATACACCATCAATCACATTGGCACGTGTGTATGTAAAAAAGGTGTCTTGTGGAATATCTGCATCACAGACAATCGCATGACCATCCCAGTATGAAATTGCCCGAAATACGCCAGCAAGTTTAGTCAAAATTGAATAAGCATCTTCTGTGCTTTGCAAATACACGTTACAAGTAAATCGTGGTTCTTTTCCACCTTTGCCATCTTCAACCTCTTGATCGCAATACTGAGCTAAACGATATAAAGACCATTTATCCAACATGGCATGATTAAGCCGATCACCTAAGGCATAACGTTTTGAGGTACAAATATCATAATAAATCCATGCTGGATTATTACTATAAGCACGTTGAAATGTACCATCCCATAAACCAATATAACGTCGAGAAATCGGATCATAATTGCTAGGAATCCGAATCTTCATGCCTTTTAAATCCACTGCAACTTTAGCGACATTTGAAAAGGTCTCCGCATCATATTGCAGACCGAGTAACGCTGTATTGGGATAGTTCAGTTTAAGATCAATAATTTCAGTGAGCGCATCCACATACATTTTATCGCTGATATATTCTGAAGTAGCATTAGCAGTCAATCGACGTACTCGTACTGTCCATCCTGTATTAGATCGAGGTAATTCAATTCGATGTGAACGTTCATAATTGGTGGATGTTTTATCGGATAATTGTGCATTTAAAACCTCAACCCATGTCCCACCATCCGTTTGTAAATCTATGGCGTATTTGATGGTATAACCATATACATCACCATTATCCGGATTGGTCTGGCGAATAGGTCCCCACTTTAAGCGAATATTAATGGCATCAAGATCTTGATTTGAAAGTGCCCTTACCCAAGGTGTATCTGATTTAAGTTCAACATTCACGGCCACTTCTGATGAAATATCTGGATAACCTTCAATATAATCTTGATCAAGCGTTCCGTATCGGAAGTCACAAATCACATTTTCAAAATTATCTTCAAGGCTTGGATTTTGTAAGGGGGTATTTTCCAAATAGACTGATTGCAAACCATTCGCTAATCCTTCAACTTCACCTTCCGATAAACCATATAAAATTTTAATGTAAGTTTTTGATTGGGCTGAATCCGGTGCAATCGTGGCTCTTTTGGTACTACTTGAACCCCCTTTTGCGCCTTTAATTTTTGCTGTATTCATCATTTTCTCAGACATAAAAAAAGACGCTTCAAGCGTCCAAGTTTTGAAATAAATTAAAGTAAATCTTCAGGATATTGAGCAGCACTGACAATAAAGCCTCCCACTTCTCGCTGACCATACAGCACAGGGACAGGATTACCTTGAGCAATGGTAGTGACTGCACCACCAAAACCTTTATTGGCTTTATTGCCATCTTGATTCTCATCATTGGTCTCTGTTTTTGGCATCAGCATTTGAGCAATACCACCGACCATCATTCCAATACCAGCACCAATTAATGCTCCACCAATAGGAGCAGCACTACCAAAAGATAAACCTGTTACCACAACACCCACGACAATTAAAACAGCACCGAGAATGGTACTTAAAATCCCATCTCCACCTGCCCCAATCACTTTCGGTACAATCTTGATGACTTTGGCACTGGTATCAAAATCTATTTGATCTTCAGCAATATTGTGAGCATCTTGCCAAATTGCAAATGTTAAACCTCGCTCATGTGCATTTAGCATAAACTGTTCAAAACCGGGTAACTGAATCGATAAAGCTTTGACCGCTTCTCTTGTGTTTGCGACATCTAATTTAAATTCTTTGCCAAATTTCTTGGCTAACACACCATATAACTTAATTGTTTTTAACATGACGTACGACCTTAGCAACACGTTCTTGCCACTGTGAACCGTAGATTTCACGGACTGACTTTCGTTGATAGGGATGATGCAAAATAAAAGGACCACCGACTAAGGAACTGGTTACTTCTGATTTTAAATTGGGCTGATGGTCTAAATAAATCACCGCATGATTTACATGCTCTGTTCGACCAACTTTACACAGTAAAACATCGCCATATTGCACATGATCCACCTCAACAAAACCTGCCTGTTTGAATCCATTTAAATATAAAGATTCATGATCTTTCGATTCCCACCAACGATCTTGACGTTCAAAATCAATCAATTGAAGACCGAATTCACGCTGATAAAAATCTCGAACAATCGAATAGCAATCTTGCCAGCCATGATAATAATCACGCCCGACCAAAGGTGCTTTATATCCAAAAGGTTGATGAACTTGAAACTCAACATCTGGATACGCACAAATTACCCAAGGCTTTTGATGCAGTTCGATTTGATGTCGATCTAATTCCGAAGCTCTTGCTGTGGCATTCGGATGCGAATGTACATAAGCTTGTATTTCACCTAAATCCTCAACTTTGGCCAAATCTTCAGGATGAATTTCAAATTGGTCATGATGTTCTGAAAGATTACGGCAAGCAATATAAGTACCATCAACAATCACACCACAGCATTCTTGAGGAAAACATTGTGCGGCATCCTTTAAAATCACTTTCTTCATTTTAGTTGTTAATTTCATAATAACGAACTCGCTGGGAAACCACCAAAACGTAGAACATTGCCTTTTTTAAATCGGCACTCACATCCTGATAAGCGTTTTGAGCATTGGTCTAATAAAAGTTGATCTGTCGGTTCATCTTTGTGGGTAAATAATTCTGCACCGGTATAACCACATTCTTCAGAGCGATACTCCCATTGACAGTAATTTGAAATCTGTCGAACCGGTATTTTTAAGCCCTCAAAATCAATCGGATTTGAAAGTTCAAAAGTCACAGCTTGAGCATTCTCTGAAGTCTTTTGTTCGATATACCAAAGCTGTTCCTTGGCTTCATTTTGGGCAGAAGAATTACCTGTAGTGAAATTCTCAGCATCAAGATATTTGGCCAATGTGGTGATGACTTTTAATTTCATCCCAACAAAATCTTTAAACTGCAAACAATAAGCAGATATGGCACCTTGAACTCCCCGAAAGTTATTCGCTAGCGTCAAGGTTGGTGCTGATGCTTTACCATCAGAACGCATTTCTAAGCCATCACATTGCAATGCAATTGGTTCAAATGTTTCACCTTGCCAAACAATATCTCGATACCAAGCAAGCTCACCTGTGGTGACATTCTCTTGTTGAGTGACATGCTGATCTTGGTCAATGGAGTAATTATTTTTATCAATTGAAATCCACGTATTATCAATGGTTAGTGGTCCAAATGTTCTGCTCATCAATGCAGTTTGATCAGCGGTAATTTGCTCACTATCAATGGAGATATTGGTATTATCAACAGTGAGATAAATTTTCTCCCAATCTCGATAAGCAATATGACCATGAAAACGAAGAATGCCAGCACCTAAGGCACTGGCATCCAGTTCAAACAGTTGAATTAAGCCATCAACATAAAGCTTCTGAAAGTCGCTATTTAAAGCCATTTAAAACCTCATGGATAAAAAACCTGAGTGAATGTAGTTGAAATTCGCCAAATATCACCACCTAAACACACTGGGTTATATTCACCTGTTTTGACACGGACTTCGCCATCCAAAGGCGAATCCCAAAGAAAAGAATCTGCCCCCTTATGGGCATCAAAAAAGGCTTTAATCTCTAAGATCAAAGCCTTTTCTGCTGTTTTTGTATAGCTCCAAGTGCTTGACTTGTTGTTGATGCCAACTGAAGTATTTTGCTCATAACCATCATCAAATTTACTGCTTAAAACATTAAATGATGAGGTTTGTGAGTTTGATTCTAAGTCTTGGCACCATGTAAATTTTTGGTTGCTCATTTATCTTCCTTTAATTGCATTAGCTAATGGGTGCCCTTGACGAAGATT